CGTTGGAACGGGTGAGCAATGGGAAGTGCGAGAGGTTCATTCCGATGGCAAGGGCGGCGCTCGCCTGATGCTTAACGTACCAGGCCAAACCGATGTCTGATCAGACCGCACGCGCGGAATTCCGCGCAGCGTTGCTTTCCGTGCTTGGCATGGTGAGCGCGCATCTGTATTCGCCCGGTGACTGGAACGTGCCGGCGTCGAAGTTACCAGCTATCAAGGTACGGTACGGCGTCGAAGAGAAAAAGTCGCTCGGCAATTCTGGTCAGACGGCCTTCGATACGACGAGCGTCTTCGAGATCCGTGTGGAGGTGTCCGCTGTCTCTGGTCCGGCAGCGCTCCTAGCGCTCGAAGGCCTCCAAGCTGACATCGAGGCGGCGATTTTTAAGAGCGTGCCGCTGCGCAACCTCGCGCAGGACTTCCCGTTCATGCGCACACAGACGGATGTGAGCGCTGAGGGTGAGACGCACATCGGCGGAATGCTGATTTCGCTCGGTGTGCAGATGTACGAAACGTTCTATCCCGACGTGACGGCGCAGCTGGCAGAGATCGACCTGACTGCTGATCTGGTCAACGTCGCCGATCCGACTGGCACATACCCGAATCCGCCGTTCCCGGACGCAGTCACGCCCGCGCCTAGAACCGAAGGCCCAGACGGCCGCGCGGAAGGCTTCGTCAAAGCCACATTCCCCTAAAAGGAGCGACGAATGATCGTCAAACCTGCGCCGGGCCTCAAGGTGAGGCACCCGGTCACGAAGCAATTCCTGCCGGACGAAGGTATCGAAGTGCCGGACAACGATATTTTTTGGAACCGCGCTGCGGCCGACGGTGACGTCGTGATCGCTACGGCGGCTCCCGCGCAAGCTCGCGGAGGTGACAAGCAATGACGGTGCCTTTCAAGCAGATTCCGCAGAACGTCCGGACGCCGTTGTTCTTCGCTGAAATCGACAACTCGCGCGCCAATACGGCGGTTACGAACCAACGCGCGCTGCTGATCGGTCCGATGACGACCGGCGCGGCGACGGCGAACATTCCGTTGCTGTCGGCTGGCACCGGTGATGCAAATACGCAGTTCGGTGCGAACTCCGTCTTGGCGTTGATGGCGGCGCAGTACCGCCAGAACGACCAATTTGGCGAACTCTGGTGCCTGCCGCTCGCGGATGCCGCCGGCGCGGTGGCTGCCACTGGCTCCATCGCGTTCACGGCAGCGCCGACGGCCAACGGCACGATCTCGCTCTATATCGCTGATCAACTGGTCTCCGTGCCGGTGACGCAAGGCACGACGACAGCGCAGATCGCGACGGCTGTCGCGGCAGCGATCAACCTGATCCCGGCGATGCCCGTCACGGCAGTGGCGTCGACGAGCACGGTGAACCTGACAGCCGACAACAAGGGGCTCGTCGGCAACGACATCGACATCCGCTTCAACAAGCAGGGTGCCGCGGGCGGTGAAGTGCTGCCGACTGGCCTGACTGCGACGATCACCGCAATGGCGTCCGGTGCGACGAACCCGACGCTCACGACGGCGCTCGGCAATTTGCTCGACATGCCGTTCGACTTCATCGCCTGCGCGTTCACGGACACGACCTCGATGGATGCCATCAAGGCGTTCCTCAACGATTCGACGGGGCGTTGGAGTTGGCAGCAGCAGGTTTTCGGGCATGCGTTCTATGCCTATCGCGGCACCTGGGGAAGCCTGACGACGTTCGGCACCGCGCGGAACAACCAGCACGAAACCGTGATGGGGTTCAACGATTCGCCGACGCCGTCGTGGCAATGGGCGGCGGCGGTGGCCGCGGTGACTGCAGTGAGCGTCCGTGCTGACCCCGGCATTCCGATGCAGACCGTGGCGCTCACCGGCATCTCGGCGCCGCCGCTGCAGTCGCGCTTCAACCTGAGCCAGCGCAATACGCTGCTGTACGACGGCGTTTCGACCTTCACGGTCGCCGATGACGGGACAGTCGCGATCGAGAACCTGATCACGACGTACCAGACGAACGCATTCGGGCAGCCGGATAACAGCTACCTCGAGATCGAGACGATGTTCCTGCTCGCATACGTGCTGCGGCGCCTGCGGACGCTCGTGACGTCGAAGTATGCGCGCGTGAAGCTGGCGGCCGACGGAACGCGCTTCGCGCCGGGTTCCGCGATCGTGACGCCGAAGATCATCAAAGCGGATCAGATCGCGGAATACCGCCAGATGGAATACGAGGGCTACGTGCAAGGCAGCGACATCTTCGCGCAGGCGTTGATCGTCGAGCAGAACGCCTCGAATCCGAACCGCGTCGACGTGCTCTGGCCCGGGACCCTGATCAACCAGCTTCGGATCTTCGCGCTCCTGGCGCAATTCCGTTTGTCGACGACCCAGACCTGATCGGCTCTGCGTGTCAAGGCAATGCGCCGCCCCTAACCGGGCGGCGTTTCTATTTCTGGAGAGCCATCTATGGCGAACAACACGGGCCTCATCGCCGGTACCGCGTACCTGACCGCCGACGGGGTGAACTATCAGGTCGAAGGCGAGCTGAAGTACGACGTCGGCAGCGTCACGCGTGAGTCGAAATCCGGGCAGGACACGGTGCACGGCTTCAGCGAAATGCCGAAGCCGCCGTATATCAGCGCTTCGATTCGTGACTCGGGCGGCCTGAGCCTGGCCGCGTTCAACGCGATGCGCAGTGTCACCCTCGTGCTCGAGCTCGCAAACGGCAAGACGGTGATCGGCCGCAATATGTGGACGACCGAGGCGCAGGAAGTCGATACGACGGAAGCGAAGTTCACGTGCCGCTGGGAAGGTCTCCAGGGCGCCGTCACGGAGCAGTGATCGATGAGTGATACGAAAACTATCGTCCTGCGAAAACCGCTGACATACGGTAAGGGTGCGGACGAAAAGACCGTCACCGAGATCACGCTCCGCGAGCCGCTGGCCGGCGACTATGAATCGGCCGAGCGCTCGGCCGGCGTGTTCGGTACATCGATCGCCTTGGTCGCGATTCTCAGCGGCGTCCCGGTCGACGTGATCGATCAGATGTATGGGAGCCAGATCGACGAGGCGGAAGATTTCATCGCCTCGTTCGGGCATGACGCCGCACGAAATCCGACGGCCAGCCCCGACGAGATCGTTTTGACGCTCTCGCAGCCCGTGCGCCTGACGACCGACGACAGCCCGCTCAATATCGCGTCGCTGACGCTGTGCGAGCCGACGAACCGGCAGAAGCGTAAAGCAGCCGAGGCGGGCGGCCCGTTCGCCGGCGCCGTCGCCATGATCAGCATGATCGGGAAGGTGCCGAAGAGCGCGGTGCGCGGGCTCTGCGCGCGCGACTTCCTCGAGGCAATCGGCTATTTCAACGGTTTTCAGGTTCGGCGGTCACCGGACTCGGACGACTGATCGCCGAAAGAACCTCGATCGCTGAATGGTGGGATGACCGTCTGGCCGAGCTGACGCACATGATGCGGTGGTCGCCGGATGCGGTCGAGGACATGACTGAAACCGAGACATTGCGCTGGCTTGAGCGAGCGCGTCGCCTCGGCAAGAGGATTGGGGTGAGTTCATGAATTTCGGAGATGCCGCAGGTGCTGTCCTCGGTGCCGCGTCGGGAATTTCCAATCTCGCGAACTCGCTTGCGGCTCGGCTGGGTGGCTCGGTTGGATCGTATTTCGACCAGCTTCGCCCTGCGTCTTTTCGTGGGGTTTCGTTCGTCTCGCTGGGCGGCAGTTCTTCTTTCGGGCGGCGAAAGCAGCCACACGAGTATCCCCAACGCGACGAGCCATGGGTAGAGGACCTCGGGCGCGGAACTCGTCGAATCCGGATGCTCGGATTCGTCATTGGCGACAACGTCATCGCGCAACGCGACGTCATGATCGCCGCGTGCGAGGCCGCGGGCGACGGCGAACTTGTACATCCGACGCTCGGCCGGCGCACCGTGAGTCTCATGGATTTCCGGAGCGTCGAGCACTGGGAACGCGGCCGCTATTTCGAATTTCAGTTCGAGTTCATCGAGGGCGGTCCGCGGACGTATCCCACAGCTGAAGCAGCGACGCTCGAATCGGTGCTGAACTCGGTGACGGGGCTCAACGTGGCTGCCGCTGTCGATTTCGCAAAGACTGCTCTGAGCGCTGTCTCGTATGGCGCAGCAGTGCTGGGAAGCATCGTGAATACCGCAGTGGGCTGGTACACGTTCGCGACAGGCTTGGTTGGCGATGCGAGGAACCTGTTTCAGCTCCTCTTTAGCTTGCCCGGTGATTTCGGACGGTTCTTCGGCAGCGCGACAACGCCGACGTTTAGCCGTGGGCCGAGCGCGCCGGCGCCGGCCGGAATGACGGTTCAATCGCTCATTGAGAGTGCGACTACCGCGCGCGCGAACGTGACTGCGGCGGCTGCCGTATTGGATGCCGCCGCCCGAAGCTTCAGCGCATCGACCATTGACGATTTCACCGGAGCCGTGCAGGGCGTCACGAGTGCCGTGCTTGCGGCCACGAATGACCCGAGCGACTCGGTGCGCTTGTTGGCCACACTCGCGTCGTTTTCGCCGGCGAATGACACGACAACGTCGGTTATCGGCATGGCAGTGGGCAGCGTCGAGGGTGCATGCGCAGACTTGTTCCGGCGCACCTCGATCGGAGCGGTCGCGCAAGCGTCTGCCTCCTATCAACCGCGCTCGAGCGACGACGCAGCACAGATTCGAGATTTCGTTACCGAGTTGATCGATTCGGAGATGGCGATCGCTGGTGATAGCGGTGCCGATCAAACGTATGAGGCGTTGTCGGCGCTCCGTGCAGCGGTCGTCGCCGATCTCAACAAGAGGGGTGCGGCGCTTTCGGCGATCAAGACGTTCGAGGTTGCGCAGCCGATGCCGTCGCTGGCCCTCGCGACGCGAATTTATCGCGATCCAACGCGGGCTGACGAACTCGTTTCAGAGGCCGATCCCGTGCACCCTGCCTTCATGCCGACCACGTTTAAGGCATTAGCGAACTGAGAACCGAGCCGGGGCTATGGCGAGCAAAATTTCGATCGCGATTACCGCGAATAACCAGGCATCCGGCCCGATCGGGAAGGTCCAGAACAGTCTGGCAAAGCTCCAGGCGCAAGCAAACAAGGGTGGTCTAAGCAACATCGGGCGCTCAATTTCGCTCGGGTTTTCCTCGAACAGCGGTGCGATTTCAGAGATCGCAAGCTTTGTCGGCAAGGCTGGAATCATCGGTGGCGTGACAGCGCTGACGATGAAAATCGCACAGATGGAGTCGCAATGGGCGTCGTCGGTGCGCTCGATGAACAACCTCGGGATTCGAACGGGGTTGCCGACGACGACTGCCTACGGCGTGCAGTACGCCGGGCGCCTGGCAGGATTGTCGCCCGAGCAGGCGAATTCAGGAATCGAGCAAGTTCGGCAGTCGTACAGCGACGCGCTCAACAACCGTAACCCGGAGGCGCTCAAGCGCTTCCAGGCGGCCGGGATCTCGACGAATCCGGCGCGTCTCGACTCCATCGAGACCGTGCTGACGAAGCTCGCGACTTACTCGGAAACGCTGCGTAAGCAGGGCAAGTATGGAGGTGCGCAGAACTTCCTCAATGCGGCCGGAGCCGGGTCGCTGATTGATTTCCTGAACCGGGGGCCGGGTCAGGTTGCGGCGGATCTGCAGGCTGCTAAAGCCTACGTTCCGACGGAGCAGGATATTCAGCGCGCCCGCGAATATGCGGACGCATCGGCAAAGCTGAGCATCACGTATGAGCGGCTTAAGACGACGGTCTTGAGCGACCTCGAGCCCGCCCTCAATTCGGTCCTCAACGGAATCCA